CCATGCTAATTGTGTATAATTAACATAATCTTGTGGCATTGGTATTGTAAGTGACGCTCCTACTTCTATTTCTTGTATTTTTTCAACTCTTGATACATCATAACTAAATTCTTGTATTGCTCTTTTAGTGTGAAACAATACATCAAGTTTTCTTGCATTATCAATAATTTTACCATCACCCACATATGAAACCATAAAGTTATTTACAATATCATTTAAAGCTATATATCTATAGCTACCGTGTTTTACATTTTTTAACTTAATCTGTATAGTTGTTGCATTAGCTGGAGCTGATGTAAACGTAACTTCACCTGTATTAGCTACATACGTATATTGATCATCATCAATTTCACTTCCCGCTTGATATACTATAAATTCACTTTTTCCAGATGGTAATGGGTCAAATGTAACAGTAAACTGTGTTGTAGAACCATCACCAGTAAAATTATTTGCTACTGTGTAGTATTCTTTAGCTGTTTGTGTTATTAGTCCCATTTATTAAGATTTTTCTTGTGTTATTTTTTTTGTTTCTTTTGCATCAGCTAATTGAGCTATATTAGGATCTTTAATACTTACCCCCGCATATAACAATATTTTTAATACAAGATTTGTTTCTTCTGAATCGTGAAGTTCGTAATTCTGTGAAGTTCCTGGATTGTATAAAGCATTGCCGGTTACATTGGTATAACCCCATACCGCTGTAATTGGTTTTCTTACATAAGTACACGAGATATTGCTGGTTATAGTTGATGGGAATATTTTTACACTCCAATCTCCCAGCGGATTATCAATGCTCTGTAAATATACAGGATTATTAGTTGTAGGGGATGTGAGTTTAGATAATTGATATTCTAATAAGTTTTTCTTATCAATTTCCTCAATAGGAGTTGTGTCATTATATATTAATGTTCCTATTTTATGTAAGTCTGTTGGCAAATTAAATCTATCAGTCGAATATGTTAGTGTTGCTGATTTTTTAAATTTACTTAACTTTTCATTTATTAACTTTGGTAAGTTAGAATACTCTGTGTCATTTTTAGCCGCTCTGTTGTATTGATTTAAATCAAAAAAATACTGCTCGAATATTTCAAGCTGTGCTTGATTCGCAAACAAATTATATTCTTGGGGAGTTACATACCCACGGTTTTCTTTATTAAGAATAGCTAATACTCTTTGATATACTGTATCTATACTAACTGCCATATTTTTTATTTATTATAATAATAGCCACCATTACAGTGGCTATCACTATAATGAGACTTTATTTTAGTCTTTTTTCAATTGATTTATAAACTTCTAAGCCTTCATCTGTTTTCAAGAAAGCTGTAAAAGCGGAATAAGGATGTTCATCAAATGGAACTGTCATAATTTTCTTATCAGTTTTTGCCCATTTAAATGTTCTTTGATCTTCAGATAATTTTAATATTCCAAGTTCAGAGGCTTTTATAGCCATATTCCTAATATTAATATCATCGTCATTAGCTAGTTCTAAGAATAGTTTTGGGTCATTCTTAGCAAATAGTAATAGATCTCTTTTAATTTCCTTAGAAGTCATCTTAGATACCTCAGATCCAACCTCAGACCTTATAACAGCTTCTGCTTGATCAATATCCATTGATTTTGCCACCATTAAAGCCTCAATTTCTAATTCTAGTATATCTAAATCATCTTCTGCTTCCTGTTCTGCATCAAATTCTGCAAATATCGTTCCATTTTGTGGATGATATAATGACATTAATTTTTGCAAACTTTGTTTTTCTTTTGGTACATTTAATATACCGTCTTCAAAAACTATATGACCAAGTCTTGCATCGCCTTTAAATTCGTCAACGAAACAAGTTTTTTGGTTTACTGTGTATTTTAGTTCTCTTTCAAAGCCTTTTTCTTTGTCAAACCAAAATATACTTTTACTTTTAATTGTGTATGTAAGTGGTGTTTTACCATTTACTAGATAATATGTTCTATCTTTTATCTCCCATTTAGGGGCTGTTGTTACTTTTGTTGCCATAATATAATAAGATTAAATAATAAAAAAATATAAGAATCCCCGGCCGAAGCCAGGGAAATCTCATATTAAATAAGGATTAGTTTAATAACATAAAGTTATTAGCACCTTGTACTACTAAACATCTTTCAGATAAATAGTGTACCTCCATTGCGTCTAGATCAGATGTAGTCGCACCACCTACAGAACCTGTAGTCCAAGATTTCATTCTTCTGTCATCAGCTTCTGAAGCTCTATATCTGACGTGAAGGAATGGTCTTTTGATGTTCTTACCTAATGTTTGATCGTAAACAGTTGATGTTCCAGCAGGTACTACTACACCTCTAATGTTAGCAAATGCACCACCTGTTGTAACGTCATTTAAGTATTTCCAGTCAGTTTTGTAGAAGTCATAAGAACCTCTTCTAAAACCAGAGAAACCTAAATTAAGTGCCATATCTTCGCTATTTGAGAAAACACCGTAAGATGTACCACCTGTACCATAAGAATTTTGAGCTGCAAGCATGTCGTCAATGTTTAATGCAACATCTCTGTTTACAAATAACATGTTTTCTTCAATTGCTCCTTGCGTATCTAATTTCTTAAGAATTTCATCGAAGTCAGCTAAATCTTCAGTTGCTGTGTTACCATCAACACCTGCAGTTACGTGACCTCTATCTTCTATTGCTGCGAAAAGACCTTCAGTTCCACCAATTCCAGTTACACCAGCTGCTCCCGAACCGTTAGCTGCTAATTCACCTTCTACCATTGACATTTCTAAGTAATCTTCAAATCTAGTTCTTGTATCACCTTCTGCCTTTAGGTACCATAGGTAACCTGATTGACCGTTTTCACCTGTAATTTCAACCCAACCTACTTGAGAAGCATCAGATCCTGAAATCTCGTACTTATCTTTTAAGATGATTGGTTTGTTTGTAAACGACTTGAAAGATGGAGTTACTGCACCAGTCATACCATTCGTAGCTTTTGCAAATTCAGAACCGATAACAAAAATTGTTACTGTTTCAGAGTTTGTAAATGCTGGAGCTGTACTAAATAATGCTTTATCGTATCTCTTAAGCGTTAAAGTAGTATTGTCTGCTGCGATTGCTGATACATATGCATTAGCAACGATACCAGAAGTACCACCTTTTAATTTTACTGTTTGACCTACTCTTATTGCGTGAGTACCTGAAGCTGCAATAGTTACAACACCTGATGTTGTGTTTAATGCACCTGTGTACGTTAAGTGTAGTCTACCTTGCTCAGACCAAATGATTTGATCAGAAGTCATAGGCATTTCTGCACCTACCATTCTTAAGAAGCTAGCGATAGATCTGTCTCCATATCTTTCAACTTCTGCTTCGTATAAATCTGGTAAGTACTGCTGTGACCAATCGTTAGCACCACCTGTAAATGATAGGTAGTTTGTTGCTAGCGTTTGTTTAACTGGAGCTGGTACCGCGTTTAAATTGGTACCACCCGTTGGAGTTATTACTGCCATTTTTATTTATTTTTTTAAAGTTATTTTCTAAGTTTAATTTTTAACTTTGAACTATCATCCCCAGAAATTGCCCTTATTTTTACTCCTCCGGTTTCAACTGTGCCAGTTTTACGTGGATCCATATTTATATTTTTGGATTCAGCATCTAACTGTTTTATAGCATCAGCCTTACCTTGCTCGTAAAAATGATTTGCAACTGCATCTGCATTGTCTGCAACGAAGAGTGCTTTATGATAACCTTTAGCATCTTGTAACATATTATCTTTACTGATATACTTATCTAGTACGTTTAATATATTTGCTTGCTTATCTAAAACTTTTTGTTTATCATTAACATTGTATCTATACTTTTTGTCTCCTACTTCAAATTCAAAACCTTTGAAATTGTCATTGAAAACTTTTTTAGATTCATTATTAAAATGATTAACTTGCTCATCTTGTAGCTTTGCTTGTTCTGATTGTTCAGAGTTGTAAGTATTGAAAAACTCAATGGCTTTTTGTTGATCATCGGTTAACTTAGAACCCAACTTGACTTCTTCGTAATATTTGTCCTTTAATCCTTCTAAATAGCTTTTGGCTTTTGCAATTTCTTCTTTATAAGCGAGTTTTTTACGCTTAATATCTCTTTGTTCATCAACTTCTTCATCAAATGAAAAATTATCATCAATTAAAAAATCAATTTCATCTTTTGATAAATGTGACTTAGTTTGATTATAGTATTGATACAACAAAGTAGATTCATCGATGTTAGAATAATCTTGATTAATTTTTACATAATCTTCTAACGTTCCACCAGTCTCATTCATGAAGTCTACAACTTTTTGAATGTTTTCTGGTAATTCTATTCCCGTGTCTTGTGAAGTTTGTACCGCTTCTTCTACTTGATCTTGTAGCTCTTGCGCTTCTTCTTTAACTTCTTCTTTTGGTTCTTCCTTAGTTTCTTCGTCAATTACTTCTTCTAAAGTTAATTGAGTTTCTTCTTGCTGTACTTTTTGCAATTCCACTTCGGTTTCTTCCCCTGTTTTTTCATCCGTGCCGCTTCCGCGTAACACGCTTTCATCTGTGCTTTGTTCTTGAACGGCATCTGTTTCTGTTTTTGGTGGTTTACTTAAATCCACTTTATACATACCATCTTCGGTTTTACCCGTGTCTTGGCCCGCTGCTTCAAGTACTTTTTCTTCCTTTTCAGCAGCAGTTGGTGTTTCGTCAACTACGACGTCTTTGTTTTCTTCCATGATAAAATATTATAAAAATGTTTTGCAGTTGTTTATCTAGGCTCAAACTGCTCTAAGCCAAATCCTCCCAAAGTATCAAATCCTGCTGATTCAAACTTTTTAGGTGGTTTATTATTTTTTCTTTGATCTATTAATTCAGATTGCTGGGAAGCTTGTATTTTAGTTCTTTTATCTTTTCTATCTTCTTTAAACTTCTCTTTATCTTTAATTACATTTAAATCAGCGTCTTTAAGCTGCATATTAAACTCAAACTCTTTTTGCATTAACATCATTTTAATTTCTGCTTCTTTTTCTAATTTTTGTGAATCTAATTGCGCTTCAACTTGTGCTAACTGAGCTTTGCTTTGTGTTATAGCTTGTTGCTTCTGTGCATCAGCTTGAGCAGCGGCTTGTGCAGCCTGAGCATTTGATTGTGTTTGCATTTGAATATTTTGCTGTTGTATAGCTCTATCTTTTTCTTCTTTCTTTCTTCTTCTGAGCTTTAATAACTGATTAGCAAGTTTTAAATTTCTTATTTCTCTAATATCAATTGCGTCTTCTAAATTTATTTGTTCTTTTTGTAAAGATACTTGAATGTTATTTTCAAGTAATTGCTTTTCTTCTTCATCTGGTGATAATTCTAAAAATATACCAAAATCATGCAACTGTAACTTACTTATTTCATCTAAAGTAGCAACATTAGATTTACCTATTGCTTGTATAAAAGATTTACGAGTTGGGCTAAATTCTAGCACATCAGATATTCTCAGCGATATAGCTTCAGCTGTTTTAAGCGTTAAATATAATCCACCTTGCAGTATGTGTCTTGTTGCTGTATTTGAATTTGCAGCAGCAATTTTTTGTAATCCTACTAATGCGTTTTTATCTGGCGTAGAACCATCTCTTGCTTCATTTAATCCGGTCACATCTCTTATCATTTGTAAATAATAATTATATGAATTAATTAAACTTGATATTTTAGCATTAGATCCCGATGATTGTAATTCTTGCACTGGAACTTTACCGTTATTAAATTCACCATCTTGTGTCATTGATCTACCAATAACAGAACCTGTTTGGAAGAACATGTTTAAAGCTTCTTGTGGGTTATAGTTAGTTCCATTACCTAAATCTATTTCGGCTAAACCATCTGCGTCTAAGTAAACTCCATCTGGCACAAGTCTTGACATTACCTGCTGTAGCTTTAAGTGCGTTAACTGAATCATATCAGCGAAACCTGTAA